TGGTCCTTGAAATGCATGTGAATACACTTTTGCCCAAGGGATATCTTCCCCTTCTGGTGCTGGTAAGAAACGGAGAACGGCATAACCGTTTCCTGTTTTGTCTACTTCTGGTTTCCAGAGTCTTTCATCTGCTCCACCACTAGTAGTGTTCATCTTCTCCACTTCTTTAACTAATTTTTGAGTTAAAGATCCTAGAGAGGACTGTTTTTTTAGGTCGTTAAATGACATTTAATTTGTTTTTAGATTTGGCTTGTGTGTACCTATTATAAAAGATTTAAAGATCCTTGTCAATCTGTTTTTTCATCATGTCTACTGCCTGAGACATATTATTAAAGAGAGAACTCATATCCTGACCAACAGGTAATCCCATCATGGATGCAGATTCTGTAATTCTATCTTTCATTTCCTTGGCAGAAGGATCATCTGATAAACTCAAACGAGTATAAAGAATCCTCTGTTTTTCTAAAAGTCTTTCAAGAATTTCTACATGATATTTTTTATCTTCAGTTTTCATTGTAGGAAACTTGAAGACATTACCATATATTTCTTCCTGAAGTTCATTAATTTCGGCCATTTCAGCACGAACAACTTCGGAATCGAAAAAACTCATAGGACAGTCTCTTTTAGAATCTTTTTGTAACGGAGTACATCTATATTTAGGAAGGGACTGTACTTTTTTATCTTACGACTGACGGTTTCCCATACAGGATCGTCTAATTTTTTGTCCCAATCCTTTCTGTACTCTAATATTCTATCACATATCACCATAGTTTCAAGTGAGGTACTTCCACTAAGATAACTCTTAAGAATAGGAGGGTGTCCACTAGAGCAATCAAATATCTCATCTACCTTCTTCCCATCAAAGAGTGTATTAACTTCCTCCTTAAAAACATATGTAAGTGACTGAACTTTCTTTTGCCACTGTTGATATCTTCCCTCACCTTCTTTAATCATCTCACCAATCCACATAGTATCTGGATCAGTAGAGTATATAAAATTAGATACAAAGAACTCTTCTACTTCTTTATCATTTTTTGATCTTGCAAATTTCTCAAACCAGAACCTATCCTTCCTCTTATAAAAGGCTTGGACTGTTGCTCTGGTCTTACCACGATACTTTATATAATCATAATGATCTTTAGTAAAGTGATTTTTTAAAGAGAGATAACAACGGTAGGCATCAAATGGCATCATTTTTAGTTGTACTGTACTTTTTTATCTTAGGATTAAAGAACTCTTCGTGTCTTACACTCTCTAGAGAAGCAAAAACATTACCAGCTAAAACTATTCTATCATTACATCTGTTTTTTGGTACATGGTGTAAAAGATTACCATGAAAAATTACAAGCTTTCCCTCTTCTGCTTTAATTCTTTTACCACTAGTACTAAAAATTAAAGGAGAAGATCCTTTAGGACATTTTACAAAATAAACAAAAGCATAAGCAGCAGGATGATGGTAATGTTTTACTGCAAACTCTTTATCCCTATACCATGCCAACCATGCATTATCAACTCTTAATGTCCAACCCTTATTTTGTGGTCTAAGTAAAGTTAAAATCCATTCATAAACCAATTCAAGAGAAGGTGTGCTGATTTTATAATCATTTGTTTGTGCTGCTCGAACATTACTTAAATTACCATCTAGATTCTTTAAATTTTCTTGATAAAAATGGTTTTGAGTTTCCTTTATTATTTTTTTATTTAAAGATTCATAAAAAGGATGATGCTCAATAATTACGGGTAAATTTTCTCTAAGTTCTAACATCATTCTCTATCTCTATAATGTTAAATGCCAAAGTAATTCTTTCTTTATCTGCAGTCTGTGGTGCTACATGATGCAAAGTACTTGATGGGAACATAACCATCGTTCCATCAAGACCTTCATATGCTAGACCATATTCATCAAAGATTGTAGGATGACCATGATTCTTATAGTATATCACACCTGAAAGAAATCCTGCATGGTTATGTTGTGGATTATCATCTCCTTTATATGCAAAGTTAGTCCAAATATCATACCCATCAAAATGACCTCTCCACATTCTTAATTGAAACTGTCTATTACCTTTTCCTGCTCCCCAATACTTTGTAGTCAATCTTAATACCCATGCCATCCAAAAAGAACTTTCAACCAAATAAGGAGAAATAGAACATTGATAGGAATTATGTTTCTCCCCATCCATAGTAAGATACCCTGCATTCTCATGGGCTTTCAGTGCTGCTAATGGATGATTCTTAAACTTCTTACTTTCATTTATCCATCCATCAATCTCCTTCTGAATCTGTTTAGGAATCTTAGTAACCATTACAGGACACGCAGTTCCTGGTGCAAGTTTACGCATATGTAATAGATCTTCCATGACAAAAAAGGTAATAGGGGGTAAAAATTTGGCGGGATTTTTTTTCGACTTTTTTGGAATTAAATCGGCAATTTCGCACGGGAACTGCGTTTTAAAAAGTTAAGCTCCGATGCTTCATACTTTATCTTCTCCTTCAAAGGTTTAGGTATAAGTTTAGGAACTGACTCTACATCAACCCCATTCTTATCACAAAAATGAACGATAGCATCTATATAATTCATATCCTTATTAACTTTAACAAGAGATTCTATCTCATCGGCAAATCCTGCAGGAGAATAAAACTTACTCTCCAATACTTTTGCTAGTTCATCCTTCGACATTCTCTGCCCCCAAATTGTTAGATACAAATTCTTTAATATAACGAACCAGAAGTTTAATATAATCCCCCTTGTTTCTTTTGTCAAATACTTTTACTTCACCACCAGGTGTTACCATGAGAGTGATAAGTTTCTTGACAGGGATACCTGTTAGTTCATAGTAAGCAGCAGCATAGAAAGTCTCCTGAACAAAATAGTTTTCCAACCATTTCTCAGGTTTAATCTTTTCAGAGGTCTTAAAATCTATGACTGCTAACTCGCCTTCATACTCTGCTATACAATCAACTCTACCTGCAAGACCAAGATACTCAGAGTAAAGGGTTCTTTCTATAGCGTGTATGTTATTTATCTTATCTAGATATGGTGTAGCATGATGAAACATAAACTTAGTTGCTGGTCTATAATCATCCCAGTTAAGTTCTTTGTTCTCTAGATATGCCTGTGCTGCTTCATGGAAGTCAGTTCCACGAGCAGTTGCCTTCTTAGTGATACGATTTGCTTCTTCTATACCAACTCGCTTACGCCAGTTAATAAAAATCTGTCTATTATAAAAGGAAGTTACTGATGTAATAGAAGGAACCCACTGACCATCAGGTAGATGATACAGTCGGCATCCAGGAGTTTCTTTCTTTTCTAATTCAAGATCACCAAGAAAATTACAATGCTCAAACGTCATAAATTAAGTTCCATCTTAGCAAGAATATATTCTTTAACTAATCCAGAGCGAACAATATCTTCTACTCCGAATTCGATAATGTCAACTGAAGACATTAAACGAAGGACTCTCATGAAATCATGGATTCCATTCCTTTCATTCTGTTTAAGAAGATCAGTTTGAGTAGCATCACCACAGAACATAATCTTAGTATCTTCACCAACTCTTGTCATTATACTATCAAGTTCATGATAATTCAAATTTTGAAATTCATCTACTATAATAATTGCTTTATCAAAGGTAGTGCCACGTATGAATGAGGTGCTCCAGAAATCAATTGTACCTTGTGTCTTAAGATTTCCATAAAGCATTTGGAAATCTGCTTCTGTTCTCATCTCAAACATATACTTTACCATATGCTTGTAAGGTATCTGATAAAGAGATGACTTATCCTCATGGTCACCAGGAAGGAAACCAATCTCTCTCGTAGCAACTAATGACCTTACAATATAAACTTTTTCGTAAGGAGAATTAGGATCTAATACATCTTGCAATGCATTATAGAGAGTGATAAAAGTCTTACCAGTACCAGCACATCCATATGCAACAAGATGTTTACCTTGAGCATAGGCATCAAATAAACTCTGTTGATTTTGAGTGAGGGGTTCTATGTCCCTCATCATATCAGTGTTAATTGGTTTCTTTCTTTTCATCTGCTTTGCGGTGAGTCCTACACCGATTGGATCTGTTGTCTTTTTCTTTCTTGGCATATTATTTAATCATCGTAATCAGAACCTTGGGTTGTGCCAATACCCTTATCTTGAGCCAATCTTGCGGAAATACCCCCTGCCTTATGTGCTTTCTTCAACACTTCATTCCAACTAGGATTCTTTTTATGAAGTTTGTCTTGCCACTCACCAACCTCACCTACACCAGGCATTGTAGATGGATCAGAATAATCTCTTAACCAATCTGGATTGTCTTGTGTCCATTGATCCCAAGCATGAACGCTCATCACAACTTCTTTTTGCTCACCAGTTTTTGTGTTAACCACAGGGTATGTCGCCATATCAATACAATAAGGTTTACGATTATTTATGAAACCCAGTCAAGAGCCTGAGCAACAGTAGGAAACTGTTCGGAAAAAATAGAACGAACACCCTCTGCTACTGCCATATGCTCCTTCTGCGTTCCATGTGCAGAACGTAGGTCAACATAGTGTATCCATGAACGTACACTACCAGTCATATAGATTCTTGTAGGAGTAGCAAGAGGTAATACAAATCTTGCACACTCCTTAGCAACACCAGCATCAAGCATCTCTTTATATAATTTCATTCCATCTACAAAATGTCTTTGCATCTTAAGATTTAAATCTTCTACCATAAGAGGATCTAAATCATCAATACTATTCTGTCTGTTCTTATCATCCTGTCTACGTAGTTCTGGTAAAGGGATAACATCACCCAACATACTACTATCAGCATACCTTTGAGAGAACTCTTGATAGGTAAATGATCTATGACGTAGTATCTGTGCAGCAAGACCTCTGGTAGTATTAATCTCTACCGTCATGAATGCTTGCTCAAAGACACTCCAGTGACCGTGCTTAATACAATACTTCAATAGCCCTGCAAACTTATCATTGTCTTGGTTATTAGGGTTACTAACACGAGCAACATATGCCATGTGCTGTTCAGCATCTGGTGTTACACTTACTAATTTAATCTGGGTATCCATCGTCGTCATCAAAGACCTCATTAGTTATCACTTGATCATTATAATTGTCATACTTATATGCGTCAATATCTGAAAAAACTTCTGCTTCTAATGAATCTACAAGCAACTTTAAATTTCTAACAATGAGTTTTAATTTTTCTCTATTCATTTTTTTCTCATTATTTAGGGGTGGGAGGTTGGAATTCTGTATTACCAACAAGAGACGGGCATTACTACAGTAGTAAATTTTACATCTCTGCCTGAGACCCGACTGGTAAGTCGATTC